GCGCGTGAAGGCGGCCCAGCGTCGTATGGCCAACGCGGCCTTGCGCGATCAGAAGCGCAACCCCAAGAAAACCGCCACGGTCGAGGAAATCGAGGAAAAGACCACGGATATCATCGTTGCGGCGGTGCTGTCATGGGAGGGATTCGAGAAGGACGGAAAGCCGCTCGAATGCACGCCTGAAAACGTGCGCATGGTGGTCGAAAACCCAGACCTGTGGTTCATCGCCGAGCAGATCGACAAGGCGGCTGATGACCAGTTGGCTTTTATGAAAGCCTCGCGCAAGAGCTGACCGCTTTTGCCGAGGCTACGTTCAAGAAGTCACGCCAAAGACCGCCCCTGCCGGATGAAGCGGCCCACATTTGGGAATGGTACGTCGATATCTCCGCTTCGCTCGGCATGGGTGCCGGGTTCTATCAGGAAATCCTCGCCTATTGCCAATTGACCGGGGCCGAAATCGGCTCGTGGGAAATGCAGATGCTTCGGCTTCTGTACGGGCTCCACAACGCGGCCAATGCTCAAGAGCAGGACAAGCCGCAAAAGGCATCCGGTAGGGATGTAATCGGAATGCTACGCGGCATGTCTCGCAAGATGAAGGACGGCAAGAATGGTTGATATTGCTCGTCTTGGCCTTGCCGTTGAAAGCCGCCCTGTAACGGAAGGCACCCGAGAGCTTGACCGGTTCTCGGGTGCGGCTGATCGGGCTCAGAAGTCCGCCAATGGTTTCTCTAATGCTACGACCGGCGCGGCCCGATCCGCACGTGCCGCGACGGGCGCTACGTCCGGCAACACTGGTGCTGTTTCGGTCAACACCGCGAAGGTGAATGCAAACACGGTTGCGGTCAAGGCAAATGCCGGTGCATTGCAGGCACAGGCCGCTGCGGCGAACCGCGCCGCGTTCCAGCAAAAAATGCTGATGTTCCAGTTGAACGATATCGGCGTTTCGCTGGCGTCCGGCATGAACCCGCTGATGGTTCTTGTCCAGCAGGGCTCGCAAATCCAGCAGGTCTATGCTGGCGAGGGTGGCGTCAATAGAGCGCTCAAGGAAACCGGCGCGATGGTGGGGCGCGCTCTTGGCCGCTTCCCGCTCTTGACCGGCGCAATTGCAGCGGCGTCCATAGCCGTTGCTGGTATGACATACGAGATTAATCAATCGTCCAGTGTCACGGTTGGTTTTGGCCATACGGCGCTTGCCGTTTTCCAGGTCCTTCGGGATGGTATTTTCAATATCCTGCGACCAGCAATTGACGCTATCGCGCCGTGGTTCGCCGCAGCATGGAGCCTTGTGATCGACGGCACAAAGGTTGTCGGCAACGCCATTATTAATAGCTTCCACGCCGCATTCGTGGACGTGGTGACGCTGTGGAAGACGTTCCCGGACATCATCAAGGCTGCCCTGATGGGCGCGGCGAATGCCGCAATCGCCGCGACAGAATTTATGGTCAACGGCGCGATACGTATTCTTAACCGGCTTTCCGAACAGGTGAATAGCCTGTTGTCGAACATCCCCGGCTTGCCCGAAGACCTGCGACTTGGGTCCATCGGTGAGATTACCATAGGCCGCTACAACAATGGCGCGGCAGACCGTGTTTCGGATTCGCTTGCTCAAAGGAACTCGCGAATTGCCGGCATCATGGGTAGTGACCCGCTCGGGCAGTTCTTCGATGCGGTGAAGGTCCGCGCGGTCAAAAACGCGCTGGATGAAACCGGAGAAGCGGCTAAGGGCGCGGCGAAAAAAGCGAAGGACCCGTGGAAGGGGCTGCGCAAATCCACTGATGACACCATCAAGAAACTGACTGAGGCGCGCGAAACGCTTGGGCGCGGCTTCGCCAGCATCATGGAAGGGCTGATCAACAAAACCCTGACATGGAAAGACGCACTGCTACAGGTCGGGCAAACCCTGCTCAAGTACTTCAATGAGATGAACATCGCGCGCGGCGGGGCAGGCCTGTTCGGCGGCGGGTTTCTGCAAGGGCTCCTTGGTGGGCTTCTAGGGTTCGCAGGCGGTGGTTATACCGGCCATGGCGGGAAATACGAGCCTGCCGGGGTGGTCCATCGTGGCGAGTATGTGTTTTCGAAAGCCGCGACGGCTCGCATCGGTGTCGGCAATCTGGACCGCGTTCATCGCGGTGCCAAGGGCTATTCCGAGGGCGGGCTTGTCTCGGCATTCCAGCGCATTCAGGCCCCGGCCAACACCAATAGCGTGACAATCGGCGACACCAACATTGTCGTGCAAGGCAACATGGATCGCGACACGCTGCCGGAAGTCCGCCAGATGCTGGACAAGCATCGCAAGCAGACCAAGACCGAAATCATGAAAGCGATCCGCGATCAGCGGTTGCGCAATACGGGGGCGCGTTAATGGCAAGACTTCTGCCGATACCCCCCGGTTTGGATGATTATCTGGTCGGGTGGGAGCCTCTTTCCGGGCCGCGCACGGTAAGCGGGAAGCCGGCGCAGGAAATGACGATTGGCGGCGGCATCCAAAGCCTGTCTTCTCCGTTCGGTGCGTGGCGATTCCGACTTCTCTATGGTCCGCTTGATGGTGGTATGGAACGCGCCTTTCGCGGCTGGACCACGGCCATGCATGGCGGCGCGAACGCGACACGCTTGCCCTTTCTGGACCCGGCCAAGATGACCTTTGCCGAGGCCGGTGCCAATCTCACCTATGGCGATATTTACGGCGGTCTGACGTGGAGCAACGGTCAAAGTTGGTCGAATGGCGTCAACTGGCAACAGTCTCTGCCTATCCTTCACCCCGCTTCCGCAGCCGCGAAGGACGATAGCACATTCAGCCTACCGGATGAGTTCTGGGGCTATTCCGCAGGCTGGGGCACGTTCGTCGGTTTCCTCCCGTTCCACTTCGGAATGTACATGATCACGGAGGAACAAGGAAGCGGCGTCTATCGCATCTGGCCGCCGCTAAGGAAGGCGATCACCACTTCGGATTATTGCACGCTGGACCCGGTTCTTGCTGTCCGTTTGGAGAGCGAGGAAGCCGTTACAATGACGCGCAACGGCGTGTTTCTTGAGGGCATAGCGATAACGGTTGTCGAGGTCTTCGACTACGACGTTCGCACGGATTTTACGGACTGACGATGGCCAACCTGTTTTCGTCCGCCGACCGTGCGCAGCTCAGCAAGCCCCATATCGGTCAATCCATCCATGTCGATCTGGACCATCCGACGCTTGGAACATTGCGCTTCCACGGCGGTGTGGGGACCGTCACGGTGCAAGGGGAAGATTGGAAGGGCGTATCATCGCCGGATGGCCGTCAAATGGTGCAGGTCGGGCAAATCCAGGATCAGCGCCTTGGCACAGCGGTCGCAGTCGAGATCGCGATTTCAGGTGCGAATGCCGAGTTCATGGCCGAAATCAAATCAACGGCCCGTTCATTGGAGGGCAGGGCTGCGAACGTCTATTTCGCACTGTTCGATACCGAGACGCAATCCATCCTTTTGTGGAAGCGCGTCATGGCCGGGTTCATGAGAGCGCCGACGCTTTTGTGGGAGGGCATCGGCACGCGCGTCATCCAGTTGACCATCGAGGGCGAGGACCAGGCCAAGAACTTCTCTACCGCCGAAAAATGGTCGCCGGCCGGCATTCGCAAGCGTTTCGGTGCGGACGTGAAGGGCCTCGACTTTATGGGCGTGGACATTAAGGAAATCCGCAAGTGAAGCGCCGCGACCTGTTCATGTCCTTCATCGAGGAATGGCAGGACAAGGAAAGCGTATGGGGCGTCTCGGACTGTTCGGCATGGCCTGCGCTTTGGGTCGAAGTTGCAACGGGGCAGAAAGTCCCTCTGCCGGCCTACGAGACGCGCGGCGAGGCGGCGAGGCTCATTGCCAAGGCGGGCGGGCTTGTCGCGCTGTGGCGGGCCGCTCTGGCCGAAACGCGGGCCTACGAAATCGATATCGAAGACGTGTCGTGCGGCGATGTCGGCATTCTGGATATGTCGGACTGCCAGCGTGGCATCATCTTCGCAAATCACCAATTCGGATACGTGAAGGCGGAAACCGGCATAGCCGTTGCCCCCGCCATGCGTGTCGCGGCTGTCTGGCGAATTTAGTCCATGCTCAAAAAACTGCTTTTGGCTGGCGCTTCGCTGCTGGCCATGACGGTCCATGCCTGGGCCGATCCGATATCGCTCGGATCGCTCATCATCACCGGATTCCTGAATACCGGCCTTGGCGCGCTGTTGCCAACGGTTTCGGCCGCGACAATCGGGTCTACCGTTCTTGCCGCCGCATCGATTGGTGCGGGCCTTCTGTCATCTGCTCTTGGCCGGCGTAAACTGCCGCGTCCCGGCGATCAGAAATCCACCATTCGGGCCGAAGAAGTCAGTGAGTACAACGGCATTGGCCGGGCCGAAGCGCCGACTGTGCTTTTTTACGGCAATTCTAACGGCAAGTTCATTTATCGCCTTTTCGGCCATGTGCGCGGCGAGATCGATTACGTCGAAGGCTATTACATCAACGGCCAAGAGGTCGTGGTTCATACGGACGGGAAAGTCCTTACGCCTCCCTTCGGCGACCCGCCGACATTTGGGGAGGACGGAGGTGCCGGTGGGATTAACACTCGCGTCACCCTGAAAGAAAA